TATCATACATTGATCTTACTCTACTAACATGCGATTTTGTATCTTTATGTTTCATATTAAAATATAAAAAACCACATTCACTATAATTTTTACCTCTACCTAAGTAACTCATCATAGTGTCATCTCTGTGAATATGTTTTTTAATCCATTCTATATCTATTGGATTATAAAACACACTATCGGCATCAATACAAATAATACCATCATAATCTTCATTATTCATTAGGTAATCTGTGTAAGCATATACCTTGTAACAAAATCTAACGGCGTCTTGTAAAAAACCATTTGCATTATCTTCAACAGGTTTATCTTTGTTTCTTAAAACAAATTCTTCACATTCTGGCACCTCATCAAATAAACTTCTAACAATTAAACTTTGATTTGGTATATCTAACATATCTTCACTATAAACAAATAAATCAAATGGCCAGTTATAAGTTTCAAAAAACTTATGACCATATTGTTTGTAAAGTTTTTTATTTAATGTTGTTATTACTGCTATATTCATTTCTTAAATACCGTATCTTTTTTGTGTCTGCCTACTTCATTATATCCTATGTCTTCTAAAATCTTTTTTGTCTGTTTATAGTATGATATTTCTTCGTTTGTTCTAATTGGTAATTCAAGTGATAGTGTAGAATTGAATTTCTTTAAAAACTCTATTGCACCCATTAAAAATTCCTTTTCTGTACCTTGTATATCTACTTTAATTAAATCTACTGTATCAAATTCATTTATATAATCATCTAATTTTTTAATATCTATATATTCAAATTCTCCACTAGCACTTTCAAATCCTTCTATTAATGAACCACCACCCGAATTATCTATACCTTTAAATATTCTAACATTTTCAGCTTGTTCATCTGATAAACCAACTTCTTCTAAATGCCAATTTTTAAAGTTGTACATATTTCTTCTATAACATTCTATAATATCTGGTACAGGTTCAAATGCCCAAACCTTTTTAAATTTTCTACAAAAATCTTTTGACCAAAAACCTACGTTTGCACCAACATCAATTGCAACGTCAAATTTATCAACTTTACTTAAAACATAATCTCTATGTGATTGTTGATAAGTAAATTCACCATTGATTTCTTTTAACATAGAATCAAAGTGTGTATCGTAATCTGGTAAAAACCATCCTTTTACATCTTTCATTTAGGTATCTCCGTGTGTGCTATATGTTGTAGGTTATGTATTCTTCTCTTCTCGTCTTGTGATGAAAACAAATAGCCTTCAATCTGATCGTAACCATTTTCTTTTGCCCACATAACCCTTTTGTTACCTATGTGAACATAATATCCTGGTATTAAGTTTCCGTCTTTATCTTTATGGTGTGGATTTTTAGGTAAAATTCTATCTCTTACCCATTTTTGTTTGTGATCTGTTATGGCAATTGGCCATATCATTCCGTGCTTTTCAAAACTTTCATTATAACCAAACTCGTTTGATCTTTTTTCTAACCAATTGTGTGGTGGAATTGTTCTTAATGATGAAACATCAAAAGTTTGAAGTTTAAAATCAGATAGACTTTTCTGTGCTCTTAGAATTTTCATAACCAACCTTTTGTATAAAGTAACTATCAGCAATATCTGAAATAGGATTACCTACTTTTTCTGTTTCAAATATTGTTTTTAAATCAATGTTTGTATCACTAACAAATGCGTTGTACATCATATCTTTATCTGCGTTACCTTTTCCTGTTGCACCTTTCTTAACCACAGATGGTACAACTGTATTATAACCAATGTTCTCTTCAAGTAATCTATATTTAAGAATACCACAGTTCTCAGCAATTTGAAATAATCCTTGACCTTTTGAGCCAAATGAATAACCCTCAATATAAACAATTGGATTAATAAGTGGTGTAATAAGGTCCAATGCGAAATCAGATATGTATTTGAATCTCTGAATTGGATCCGTCCACTCTTTATGTTCATATCCTACTATCTCCTCACTCATCATACCTGTCCACTTTTTCTTATTGGTCAGGTAATAAAACATTAAACCAGCATCACCGTCAATATTAATACAAATAGCTGGACTTGTTAAACTATAATCAATCCCAATTATCGTCTTCGTTACTGTCTTCGTTTGACCATAACTCTTCTTCATCTTCCTCCTGTTCAACCTCATAACCACAAAATGGGCAAGTTAAAGGTTCTAAATCTTGTTCTTCAATATCCCATTGAACGGTATATTTAGTTTCACAGGAAGTACAGTTTTTAATACGCTTTTCTATCATTATAATTTAAATTTCTTAAATTGATCCTTTTTAACATCTTGTTTAATACCACCAATAACATAACTTTCAATTTCTGTTTCTTGTGGTGCGTTTTGAAGACCTTTACTGTTTAACCAATGGTCAACCCAAGGAAGTGGATTTGTTTTTTGGTCATAAACAGGATTTAATCCTATTGATTTCATTCTTCTATTTGCCATATATTCTACAAATTGATGTAAAAGTTTTTCTGATAAACCAATCATTGAACCTTTAGAGAATAGGTAAGTTGCCCAACGTTTCTCCTCTTGTACAGCTTCATCATACATTGAATAAACTTCTTTCTCACATTCTTTAATTACTTTTAACATATCTTTATCACCCTCTCTATCACGCCAATTATTAATAATTGTTTGCGACATAGCAAGGTGTTGACTTTCATCTCTTGCAATAAAAGAAATAATCTTTGCACTACCTTCAAGTAATTTAAGTTCACCAAATGCAAATGAACAAGCAAATGATACATAGAAACGTAAACCCTCTAATATGTTTACTGTAACCATAGTTCTATACAGTTTCTTTTTTAAATCATATAGATCAACTTTTTTAGGATCTAATAAGTATTGATAACCAGTATTGATTAGGTCATCATAAGTTTCTGTAATTGTTCTTGCTCTCTTTTCAATTCTGTCATCAGCAATAATAGTATCAAATAATTCTGAAGGATCAGAATATAAATTTTTAATAATATATGTGTAACTTCTACTATGGATAGTTTCAATAAAATCCCAAGTTACAATACAACCTTCTAATTCTGGTAATGAACAAAATGGTAAAAATGCTAAACACGGTCCTCTACCTTGTACACTATCTAACATAGTTTGATACTTTAAGTTAGATGTAAATATAAACTTTTGAGATTCAGGTAAATCCTGATAATCGTTTCTATCTTTTTGTACAGATACTTCTTCAGGTCTCCAAAAGAAACCTAATTGTTGTTGATTTAGTTTATCAAATACAGGATACTTCATATCATCATACCTCTGCACTGCTAAATCTGGACCAAAAAACATCATCTGTTTTGTTGCGTCTAAATTTTTATCTTTGTTAAATACACTTTTTGCCATTTATTTTTCGCCTTCCTTTATTTCATAAAAATATTTGTCATCATCTCCTGCTGTCCACTTTTGTTCACTTTCAACCGAATATTCTATGGTGGACACTTTAAAGTCTGGAAACATCAATTCACTGGGTGTTAAAGACTTATCATAAAATATTACTCGGTTATTAGGTTGAGCGGCAAAATGGCCGTTCTCTAATTTTAATATGTTGAATGATTTGTGTTGACTTGGAATTTCACTGTAAGTTACATTTCTTTCCAAGTTTGTACTGTTTGCATTATCTATCGTAAACATATACCAACCTTTATACCATTCTTTGTTTGGTGATAGATACTTACATCTATTACCAGTTAACATTTGTTTTTCTACAATTGAAATATCGTAACTAAAACAATCCCACAATTGTAATTCTGTTAAAGGCAAATTGCCTGTATAATCTTTTTTCCACACAAAGGCAGAAATAGGTAACTTATCAAATAAAGCGCCATACTCTGGTAAGTATGTTTCAAAATATAATGCTCTACCTTGTATAGACTTTGCTGTTACCCAATGTCCCTCAACTAATTCACCGTGACCTTTTTCATTATCATATAGGTACTCTTTTTTTACATACACCTCTACGTGAGGAGTATTGGTGACTAAGTATGCCATAACTCTCCCTAAATTGTACAAGAATCACAATCAGCTTCGTCTAAGACTTCTACTGGTTGTTCTTGTGGTTGTTCAATAGGTGTATCGTAATCTATTGAATGTTTTGGTTCTTCATCTGTTTTACCATCATATGTATTTTGATAATATGAAGTCTTCCACCCATACTTGTAAGTAGATAATAAATCTTGTGCCATCTCTGAAACAGGCACCTGATTATCTTCAAACTTTGATGGATTGTATGACCAGTTACCACTTATAGCTTGGTCAAAATACTTTTGCATTACTGCAACGATATTTATATATCCATTATTGTCTGGCATATCCCACAATAAAGTATAAAAGTTTTTAAGTTTGTTATACTCAGGTACAATTTGTTTTAATGGACCTTTTTTAGATTTCTTAATGCTTAAGTAGTCCCTAGGTGGCTCAATACCGTTTGTAGCATTGGAAACCACACTAGAGGACTCCGAAGGCATTTGGGCTGAAAGTGTGCTATGTCGAAGCCCAAATTCTTTAATATCTTTTCTTAATGATTCCCAATCACAACTTAGTTTTCTAGTAACAAGTTCATCAACTTCTTTTTTGTAAGTATCTATTGGTAATATACCATCAGAGTATTTTGTTCTATGAAAATACTCACACTGACCTTTTTCTTTTGCAACATTATTACTAGCTTTTAATAGATAGTATTGGAAATGTTCAGTTAATTCATCAACCTCTTTCCAAGCTTTCTTATCACCATAAGCAACTTTTAGTTTTGCTAGATAATGTGCAAGACCAATATAACCAATACCTAAACTTCTTCTTGCCTTTGTAGATATTTCGGCAGCCTTAACAGGATATTGTTGATGATCTATAATTTCATCTAATCCTCTAACAGCAATATCACAAAGTCCTTCTAAGTCTTCTAAGTAATTAATTTTACCAACATTAATTGCACTTAAAATACATAATGCGATTTCTCCCTCACCATCAATATGACTAATAGGATCTGTCGGTAAAGTAATCTCCTGACATAGGTTTGACATATAAACTCTGTCTTTAAAACTAGAATGAGTATTACAATGGTCGATATTCATAATGTAAATACGACCTGTTTCTGCTCTTTCTTTTAACATACTGAAAAATAATTCTGGTCCGTTTACTTTTCTTTTCTTAACGCT